ACTACCAACTGATCTACCAAGTCTTTGCATATTAGCAATTACAGGATCATTACTTAATTGTGTGTTTTGTATTTCAGCTAGTTGCTTTGCGGATAAAGGCTCGATTGAGCCTACATCTGGTGTTCTTGTAACAGATGAAGTACCTACCATTGGTTGATTTAGCATTAAATCTTGTATTGTTTGTAAGTATTCCTGTGTAACCATTGTTACTTTATTTTAGAAACTAAGTAGTTCCATATATTTTTGAGCCAATTCCATATAGTCAAACATACTGACTTAATGCAATCCCAAATTTTAATTATATATTTGTTCATTAGTGTATTGTCCTTTCTTCAAAAAATATTATCTCAGAGTTTTCGTTAATCTCGCCATTAGACATTACTGACATGATTTGTAGAGCGTGTTCTTTGTTTTTTGCTCTTATGTCTTTACCCAAATAAACTAAATCGCCCTCTAGCACCTCTATATCAAATATTTTGTTGTGGCACATTGTTTGTAAATAATCCCTGAGCTTGATTTTTTGCATTTTGTCTAATAGTTTCTCTGTCTCGCTCCATAATAGCATTTATTTCAGCAATATTTAATTGTGCGCCATATTTAGCTTGTAACTCTAATGCTTTAATGCGTATTTGTGCCTCTTCAATGTCTCTTTGTCTATCATCATCCATGATGATTTTCATTCTATCTGTTTCTGCATCAATAATAGCTTTTTGTGCTAAGTTTTGTGCTTTCATAGCCTCAGCTTGCGCTAATATTTCTTCCGCAGATGGTTTTTGTTGCTCAGGCGATACAGGTGGCATCGGCGGAACTTCAGTATTTATGAATGACTGTGCATCTTGGAAGCCTGCCATTTCTACCATTCTAGTCAAAGTGTTGGCATATTGTTGCAAATTGACCAAAGGATTGTTTGGTCCTAGCGTAGTCATAATTTGCTCTTGTTTTGATGCTAAAGATGACAAGACTTGGAACTTCTCTTCATCAGATGCCTTAGAAATTGCAACATTGATGACTAAATCTTTATCATTGTCCCAATATCTAGGATCTACAGGTATAAATTTGCCGTTTAATCTAAATACATCTTGTGCGTTTTGGTGTTTTATAACTAGATTATTAACTGTTTTAAACATAGTTTTCATACCACCCTCAGCAAAATGTCTGCATATAAGCTCTATTCTGCCAAGCGCACCACTCATAGTAGCAGCTACGGCTGTTTTGGTAGATGATTGTAGGGCATCTGCATTTAATCCTGCGCTTGCCTTAGATACTCCTGTTCTATTTTCTTTTGCTTCATCAAGATAACCTAAAACTGGGAACGCTTCTTTGCCTACAAAAGGGACAGCAAAAGGTTGTACCATGCCTGGCGCTCTCATTCTTATTGGTTGGCCTATGTCTGTGTTTAGAACATCATCAATATTTACCTGTCCCTCAACAACACCCATTCTTGGGAAGATAGCGTGTCCTAATGAGTCTAAAGTATCACGCATAATTTGTGATTTTGCTGCCTGTATTGGTTTTAGGTAGTCTGCTGGACATGAACCAATCGCTGTGTGTGGTTCAGGATCAGGACAGAACATACATATTGGTAAATCATCCCATTGTTCTATGTTTAAAATATGTAAACCATCGCCAGCAGTACATACTCTAATGCGTTCATCTATGCCATCTCCATCAAAATCATAAAATAAATAATGCTCAACATAGTAAACATCTTTACCACCAGCATCGTGTCTGTCTGGATATACCATATTATCAAATGGGTTTCTTGCTTCTTGTTCTTCGTAGCTTTCAGGATCTAGTGAACTACCACCATAGCCTGCATATTGTTCTATCTCTTCTTGGTCATAACCCATAGCTACTAAATCAGATACAGATTTAATCATGCGGTGTGCAACATAACTTGCTTCTTCTAGGTTGCGTGCGTGTCTTGATATTAATACCTCCTCTGGTGGTATTGATTCAATACATACTTGGTCTTTTGGTTTTAATCTGCGTATAACTAAATCATAGCTTACAGGCATTTGCTGTGTAATTTCTTCTTGGGTTACAGGATCAATCGTGGTTATGCTTTCTTCAGTTACAGACTCTTTGACTATTTCAACATTTTTATCAAGTATTAATGCTTGGTAAGATTGTGGGTCAATGTTGGTGTATTCGTGTGTGCTTGCGTGTATGCTGTCATCCCAAAATACTTTGACAAACCCTGTCTTTCTAACTAAGGCATCTTTGAATACATCGTACAAGACTTGGAAGCCAGGATTTTTTTGTTGAATAATGTAATTAATATAATCTGTTTGTTGTTGTGCAAGCTCTATGTCCTCTGGACCTTTTGGCACAAACTCTACAACCTTTTTTGTACCAAAGAATGTTCGCATAATTGATGGCAACATAAACAATACGCTCTCGCGCACATCGGTTGATATAAACTCTGATTGCACACTTGATGTGCTTTCTGGTTCGTTGCCTAAGTAATATTCTGTTGATTCTGCTCTTTCATAACCTACTTGGTGTATAAAGTCTTTTGCATCATCCATTTCAGATTTAAGAGTACCAACTAAGTTCTCCATATCTGTTTCTTCTTGTAGAACTTCTAAAACTTCTTCTTCTTTCATATTTTTTGCCATGTCTTATCCTACTCTGATAATTCTTGATTTTAGTGGTTGTTTGAAATTATAACCCAAAAAGCTCGTACTACCACCAAAACTTGCAGCCGAGCTTGCCATAGTCAAGGCAAACGCATCGGCTTTGTCTGGCGACTTGATGCCACGCTTACGCATTTCATCTTTGCTTTCTATTTTTATTTTACCAGTAGATGTGTATTTATAAAGCGGCGAGGCTAGTTCTGCAACTAAGTCATCATCTTGTGGCAGTCTGCAATCTCTTTGTGCTAGCCAATCTTTGATGGCAAACCATAATTCTGCTCTTAGGTTTAAATAATTTTTTTTAGTCGCTGGCGCTTCCGCTACATTGACTCCGCGCACAGGTAGATTTTGTTCTGCCAATCTATCCACCACGCCCGCGCCCAATCCTATAACATCAATTAATATTTCTTGTGGTTTCTCAATCGCAGTTGCATCATCGTACATATTTTTAATCACACCGCATAACTGCATCAAGTCCATAGATTTAAACGACTGTATGTTAATGACATGGTTTCCTTGTCTGATACAAAGCGCAGAATTATCGCCGCCGTATCTTGCGACATCTAATCCCCAAATAATCGGCTCATTTGCTGCTAATGCTACATCTCTATCTATAGCTGCTTTGATGAGATCCATAGGTATTACAGTATCATCATCTGCCTTTGGAAACTCTCCCATTACCTCCACGCGCGCGACTGTGGAATCTTCGCCGTATTGCTCAATCATTTTTTGGAATAGCTCTTTATCTGTACCCTCGACTGTGCGCGAATCTATTTGCTCGTTTTTCCAAAAAGAGCGCTTAGAGTTGAAGCTATCGTAGAATGGCCCTGTGTTTCGGCGCGGGTTGGAGAAAGTGAACCAATAGCGGTTGCGCGTGGGTTCTGAGAAGAAACCCTCTGACACGCTGTAGATGGGAGCGGGGATACCTGATGCTTCATCCATAATTAAGCATACGCCGTACGAAGAGTGGATGCCTGCAAACGCATCTGGATTCTCCTCGCTCCAAAGTTGTGCTTGCGCGTAGTAATAACCTGTGTCTATTTTAAGATCATTTATTAGCGCATCTTCAAACCATTGTGCAGGTTTTATGGTGGTTGCGGTTTTACTAAACCAATGAGAGTTGATAGATAGTGTTAGCCATTTACCTAATTCCGCCCATGTTCTTGATCTAAGCTGTTGCTCGGTGTTAGCAGTTACAATTATGGTTGAACCAAGTCTGGTAGATAACATCCACAATATAATCCAAGCAACCAATGCAGACTTACCAATACCACGCCCTGAAGCTACAGCTAATCTAAACATTTCTGGTAAGTCGAGCGCGTTATTTCTTTCTATGTGTAGCGCCATTTCTCGCAAAATTTTTTCTTGCCACTTCCTTGGCCCTTTGAAGTCCTCTAGGGGGGTGTCCTTTTGTCCCCAAGGGAACACATATCTAACAAAGTTTACAGGATTATCTTTAATCGGAGCAGACCAAAGCTCTTCCATCAATTCTTTTTCTAGTTTTACACCGTATTTCATAATAAAAATTTAGTTACATAGTTATACATTTATCGCCCCATACATCCGCGCAAAGGGGGGGTAAATGTTATTTTTAGTAGAGAATTGTATATTACTAAAAGGGAGATATAAAAAGTAATATGCACATTTACCCCTGACTTTCTTCCTCGCCCACGCTATCGCTATCATTTCGCGCGTGCGCAATAGCGGTGGGGTTGTGTTCGATGATGCGCGTGCGCGCGTTGGTTAATACATTCTTTAAATCTAAGTTGTGATTAACTTCTTGTCGGTCCGCCCATTCTTTCGGCGCGCGGTTTTTGAGGTAAAAGATTTGCGCGGTTACATTTTTATCTTCAATCGCCGAGCGCATCAGCGCATTTGAGACTTTTTGGACTCCGAGCGCCTCCCCTTTTTTTATAGCTTCTTCTATTTCCCCAAATTCCTTTCTACGGCGGTCAATCGTAGACCACGAAACACCAAGACAACGAGCGATTTGTCCGCTTGTTAAACCTTGTGCGCCTAGTTGTACAATCTTTTCTAATGATTCTTTGTCGTTTAGTAGGATCTTTTTTCTACCTGGCTTTCCCTTTGTCATGCTTTATTTTAAGGTTTTTTTGTGTATATTTGGTAATTAATTGTACTTATTTGAATAAAAGTGTTGAATTATGAGTAATTGTATGCATAATAAGTATTACTAGGTTATGAACCTAGCATTTATGGAGAAGATAATATGAGATACACACTTGAAGTTTGGTTACCAAAGCAAAAGTTTTGGTGGACATCTTACCAAAGCAAAAACATAAATTTGGTACAAAACAAACAAAAGTATTTGCAAGAGCAAGGACATAAAACCAAAATCACTACAGAAGATGCACGAAGATCTATTAATTAGAATATCTATAGCTGGCATGATAATCTGTGCCTGGACAATATATGTAATAAATAATAAGGAGACTTTTTTATTATGAAATCAAAGAACATGAATTATGTAATGGCTGAGTTTGCATACTGTAGTTATTTAAGAGACAACGGACACAACACCGAAATAGAATATCCATGTCCCGAAACATCAACGCAATCATCAGATGGCCAATGGTTATTGGTAAACAAACAAGGCAATAAACTTGCAACAGTTTACACAAATGGCAGAGTTTATTTATGAAGATAGACCGTAGAAGAATACCAAAGCATTTGCGTTATTTATCTGACCGCAAACTCAGAGGATTGTTTCATATATTTAAAAGACCGCTATGAGCAAACAACAAAACCAAATGACCTTGTATCAAATACTAAGTGATGAAGTTGTAGAGTTAGATAAAAACAACCAGATAGACTTTGAGATACAAGAGATAGCTAGAGAAAACAATCTCGACTCAGATGATGACCGAGATGAAATATTAGAAATATACACAGATAGATTGTTTGAAGAAAAATACCATGTCTAAAGGATCACAACCAAGACCACACGACAAGGAAAAGTTTAACGAAAACTTTGACAAGATATTTAACAAAAGGAAAAAGAAAAAGAATGTTAGAAAACCTAATCTTTGATATTAAAGTAGTAGGAATTATATTTATAATTCTTATTTGGTTTACATTTGTAATCAAAGCAATATACTACTTCATTAAAGGTTTAATCTGGCTTTTATTTGATGATTAACCAGTTTGAGCAAGCGAGGCATAATCTTCTCCAAGATTAACCCCCCACTACTGTATAGTTCTCGCTTGCTCCCCCCACGCCTACTCGCGCACCAAGTCAATTAATCCTACCAACAGAAAATGCTTTCTCCCGCGCGCTTGCGAGCGCCTCAACCTACCAGGCTTACCCTCTAGCACACACCAAATAACTTCCTTATCTATCAGCTCGCTCACGCCTCTACCTGCTGTCTTTCTATTAACCCCTGTCATCTTTGCATAATAAGTAACCGCATCATGCGATGACCAAGTTTCATACCGCCAACGCTCGCACAAGGCCCACAACATCAATTTAGCTCCTACCGTAAGATCCTCTCTTCCACACTCGCGCCTAAACCAAGCCCATACAATACTTCTCACTCGCGCAAAGTCTCCATCCTTGCGCGCAATCGCAATCGGAACTAGCGTGCCTACGCCTTGCTCTTGCGCATGCGCTGTAATCCACCAATGCTCTTTATCTACTGCGCTAAATCTTTTCATACTTCTCCCTTTCTCTCGCTTGCGCTCCTGCGCGTGGAGTGTGAATCCCCTTGTGGGGATTCCACTCCTATATCATATGACTATGATATGGATATATGAGTAGAACTTACTCAGGTTATGTCCCTGTTCTACTCATGTTATGTCCAAGTTCTACTCAGGTTATGGGTAGAACTTACTCATACCCTAGTTTACTCACTTACGCCTTGTCAACTCTCTTCTACACTTCATCCGCAACTTAGGATTGGCATTTGGATCATTAGCAATCCTTGTAAGTTCATCCATTTTGGTTGTGTGTAAATAAAAATGTTCAATAGTTGTCTTACCTGTTTGGCGGTTAAATGTCTTTATACTTTTCTTTAATTTTTCTGGCATAGTTCTTCCTTAAAATTCATCATAAAAATTCAATGGGTTTTGCACATCTTCTAATAACTGCAAGACACCATCTTTTCTAAACAGCGTTTTGGTTCTGTAATCTACATTACCTGTGTTAGATTTTACCAAAGCCGCTTTCACAACACTCATTCTATCAAACTCCACGCTCTGCTCCTCGCACACGCGCTCACAAGTTTCTTTATCTGCTAACCACATAGCAATAGCAAAACGCACACTATCTGTTATGGAACTCGCGCCTCTTATCTCAGCACGGTGGCTCATAGCATCATCAGAATCATTAGACAGCGCAGTTTTGTTCAAATGATGAACTGTGAGTGTCGATACACCAAGCCTAGCGCTAATATTTGCACAATAACTACCCCATAATTGACCAACTTCGTTTGAACTTGACACATTACCTGTAGTAAATGCTTGTAATGGATCAAAACAAACTAGCTTCAAATCAGGTATTGCTTGCATTTCTTCTATCAACTCTTGCGCTATAGGTGTTATACCCTCCTCTTTTAACAATATCATGGGTTCTTTTTGTTCTGGGACAGGAAATACATAGACTTCATATGAGGAGGAAAATCGCTTGCCTTTTTGGTCTAGCAAGTCGAGTCGCCTATGTATTTCCATTAAATCATCCTCCGCGCACAATATGACACTTGAACCGCGCTCTTTAATCTCTTTACCCCACCATTTGCCACCGCACGCCACCGCAAGCGCAAGCTGTATCACACTCAATGATTTACCAACACCACCAACGGCAGCTAATATGCCAGGCTTGGCAATAGGTATAAGACCATCAACTAAAAATTTTTGTTGTTGCGGTTTACCAACTAAGTTTCTAACAGCATATCTTTGTATACCAAGTTTGTGATCCATCAACTCCGCGCGCACACGGTCTAAACCATGTTTTAGGTGTAAATCGTTGTAATCTCCATGTTCGCTAGGAAGCCTTACTTTGCAGTTAGGTATGGCTTGGCTACACTCCTGCGCTTTCTTTTCGCCTACGCCGTTCTCATCGTTATCTAAGGCTATTATAAATCGAGTGCCTGTGGCAAGTTTTTTTAGTTTAGAGGCTGCATCAAACAAGAAGTTTGCACTAAACACACAAGCCACAGGCAAATTGGTTGCTTCATGTATGGTTGCACAGGTTGCATAACCCTCAGCCAATACAAGTTTTTCACAATTAGGTAAGTCATCAAAGGTAGTACCTATTAAAAATACATTACCTTTAATTTCAGAAGCAGAAACAAATTTTTTGTCGCCTTTTTTATCAATATACTGTAGCGAACGAATGTCTCCTGTTGTAGAATAAACAGGAACAATTAAACGCCCGTTAAATTGTTTTAACCCATAATTTTTAACTTTTTTATTAGTGAGATACTCATGCTGACCAACTTCTTTGCAAATTTTAAATTTTTCTTCTACCTCAACAGCAACTTCATCTTGTCTCAACTTCCTTTGTATTTTAGCTTCAGCAGATGCTTCTTGCATTTGTTTCTGTAAAGCCTGGCGATCTACTACAGATAAATTGTCAGTATCTACTGAACTCCACTTACCCTCAAAGCCTGTTTTCCAATTACCAAAATTGGCAAAGTAATGATTACCTAATTGATTTACCACATAAAAGCCAGACTTTTTACCACCTAAATCTGGTTTAAAGCCTGTACCTTTAACTGGTACTCTTACAATCTCCCCTGTAATTTCAAGATATTCAACAAGCAATCCGTGTGATTGCATTGTTTGTATTAGATCATTTGTACTTTTACCTTGTATAAAGTCTAAATCATTTAATACTACTTTCTTGTTTATGTATTTTGTTAGATCCATTTGCAGCTCTCTCATCATCTAACTGTGCTTGCACATTCGCCCAGTTTAGATATTGTCTAACAATCGAGGTAAATACTCTTTTTCTATTGTCTCTTTGCCATTCGTGTATAGGCATTTGATTCTCCTCTTTTGCTAATTTTAAATAAATATCTTTGGTTTGTGCTATAGCGTATTCAACGCCATTATCATTTAGTTGTGCGACATTTGGTAATCTCTCTCCATTACCTATCTTTTTTAAATGAGCCATACAGCACGCTCCAAGCCAATAATCTTTATCTTTGTAAAGAAATGGCCCACTCGGTCTCTTGCAATAAGCACAAAGAGTAGGCCTTTCTTTGTCCCTAAAATGGAACATCCTCATCATCTGTGTTAGTAGTACCAACAGCTTCTAAATCTGCTTGTGATGGAGAAACCTGTATGTCATCTGTTTCAGGTTCGCTCTTAGCATTAGCAGACTGCCATGTCTTACCCCAATCTTCATTAATCTTTAGATAACCATTCTCATCCTTGACTAACTCAGCAGATACACTTTTACCCATAAAGGCTTTAGTTGTATCTTTAGGTGGTTCATTCAGACCCATAGCTTGTGCCATAAGTAACATTGATTTAACACCACTATCAACATATTTAGGATTGTCATGTCCTACTGTAAAAGTATGATTTAGTTTTAGACCGTAGCCATCAACCTCAAAATACATTTTACAACCACGCCAACCGTTTCTACCCTCTATCAAATCCTCTTCCTCGCCAATCCAGTTAAGGGTATGTCTGCCTGGCTCGACAATAGATTTACTGTCAGAGGTGTTTACATCATAATTAGTTAGATCCATTATTATCTCCTTATTTTATCCAACATTTATATCCAACACACTTGTCCTCTTCTGAACCACAATAGGCACAATATCCATCAACATATTGTGGCTCATTATCAGTAGCGTGTTCATTATAGGTTTCAGCATTGTTGTCATTCATTTCAACATAGCCTCCCTTATAAGTTTCCACTCAAAAGGCATTTCAGGATCAAGAGCAAATCTATTTTTAGCCTGAAAGCCAGGTGTTTCTTGTGTAAAGATAGTTCTATCGCCTTGCTTTAGTTTGGTAGTCATACCACCGCCCTTGCCTTTTACTTGTATCATGCCAATTTTATAATTAGCAAAAAACACCGCATCGCTATGTTCTATTACCAAGTCAGCAGCTTTTCTATGTAGCTTAATTTGGTGTCTGTCATGCGGTTCATTACTAGGATCTTCATATCTTCTTATCTCATTATGTGCAATCTGTAAGACTGTAAAACCTTTGTCTCTTAATTGATTTAATAAGTTAAGATAAACTTTCCAAGTTTCTAATGCTACTGCATAACCTTTACCATAAGCGGGACTGCTTATTTCTGACCAACCGTTTTCTTGACAAACATGTTCTTGTAATAAAGTTTCAAGCCAATCCAAGCTGTCAATGACAACTGTTTTAAATTCACTTTTTTCTTCTATTAAAGATTTAAGATTGTTCTCAAACTCTACATATGATTTAGCCATTGGAAAGTGTGGACATTCTATTTTGCCTATACCATCTTCTGTTTGCACAATAATTGGTTTGTTCATTGTTGCAGCAAAAGATGTTTTACCGATTCCACCAGGTCCATACAGAACCATAATAGGTGGTTTTAACTTTGCTTTTTGTCTTATATTAGCTAACGACATTTACGGCCTCTGGATCTTCCAATAATTGTTTCATTTGTGCTTCGTAAGAAGCCATCAATCTATTAAGGTCATCAATGTCATTGTTTGCTTTTAAAACAAATTCATCTCTTACATTTTTCTTTTCTTGCCAACGAGCAAACAAAGTCCTAGCTTCATCTGACATATCAGAGATTTTATACTCTGTTCCGTTTTCAGAAAACTTAACTGTTGGTTCTTCGTTGACCTCAGCTTTATTATTTTTTTTATCAACCATTTTTTTCTCCCTTTTGGTTTTGTTTATAAGTTTCACATACAGTTTTAGCGTTGCACCAACGGCAACCATCTTCGCTATAATTATATGTAGGTATTTCCTCGAAACAAGCCTCAGCGCTTGGTTTCAAGGTTTCATATCCCCACTCAACTAAGTTAATAGCTGAAATGTAGTATGATCTGATAGGCCCATCTTTGTGCCAACCTCTCGGTTGCACAATGGTCATTTGAACTTTTGTATCTTCATCTCCATACCTTGATAAAGCTCCTAGAGCATAGATACGCATTTGTGGATTGTCTGGCTCAACCGCCCACTTACCAGACTTTAAATCGACTATTTCTAATGTATTTTTACCAATTAATATGCAATCAGCAGTACCCCATAGTTGCTCATGTATTTCTGGCATATTAACTTTTTCTTCTATTAATGGTCTTGCAACATCAAGCTCATTGATTCTTTGGTCTATATAATCAACATAGACCTTTGCACATTTAACCATGTCATCATCTACGGTAATTTCAAAATCCTCTACTTGATGTGTTGTATCTAAATAATATTCTTCAATACTTAAATTATTTAATCTACCCTTTAATAATGTTTCAACCATTTCGTGAATCAATGTTCCTGTTGCTGCGGGAATACCAACTTTGTACTCAACATTTTGCGCAAGTTTAGGCATACCTGGACATGACATCCAGATTTTTGCAGAACTTGGACTAAGTAGCGCGTGTGCCATTTACAGAAATATAAGATTCTTGTTCCATTCTTTTTACATCTTCAAGATCATATTTAATCTTGCCACCAATTTTATAATAGCTAGGACCAAGGCCTCTATATCTTCTATTATTAATTGTTTTATTGCTGACTCCCCATCTCTCTGCTAGTTCATCAACGCCTATGGTATTAGATATATCAAAATTTTTTTCAGATATTTCCATAAAACTTCCCTTTTATTAATAATTTTTGTTAATATAACACTATATTACTCAAATGTGTAGTATAAATTATAAAAAAGCGGAGAAACTTATGAATAAAACTATATATGGACATACAAACTTTAAATCTGATGAGGAATGGGATCAGTCAATAGATGGACTAGCAACCAACAACCAAGTAGAGGGCGACCATTATAAAAAAAATGTAATACAGCCTATTGACTATATATATGCAAACAATTTGTCTTACAACTTAGGATCTTGTTTGAAATATATAACTAGAACAAAAGGCGATAAAAAAGATAGAGTGATTGATTTGATGAAAGCCAAACACTTTATAGATTTAGAATTACAAATGGTTTACGGAGTTGACCAAGAGGGTAACGATATAGGAGATTATTCAGTAGAAGTTTCTCTTAAAAAGTAAGGTGTTACATGAAAAATTTACAAGACTTTTATGATCCTGTTTTAGATGAGAGGAATGGAAGAAAGCCTGTATATATAAATAAACATTTAGAAAAAGAT